GTCGAGCTGTCTCGTGGACATGAGAGCCTGGTGTGACGTCGATTTGTCGAACTTGACGAAGTCACCAGGAATCACGTTTGGCTTGCTGTCCTCTCGCGTCTTGCGCAGCTCCGCCCACTCCTCGGAGAAGACGGACATCCCGCCCAACGTCATGAGCGGCTTGCGCATCAACACAGAAATCTGCACCAGAGGCGCCGTAAGAATGTGTGAGACCATCAGCTTGTCGAGGCTGACGGGAGCGAAGAGACGGATCTTGCGCAGCGCTACCTTAGAGGCAGCGCGCGGCTCGTTCTTGTATGTGCCGCGAGTGATGAAACCCTGCCGGCGGCCGCATGCATACGCCTCAAGCACGCGGTCGATGTCGTCGAGCAACCTCTGCTGCAGCCCAACGGTCCCGTCCTCGTTAAAGGTCATGTAGTCCGCCTTGACTCCAGGGTATGGGTACCCTGCTCCTGTGCGCCTCTTGACGCCCGTGAAGAGAGCACTACCGTGTACGCCGGACATGCACGTGCTCACGTCTCCGTGGTACTCCACGAGGTCGTAGAGATCAAACAGATCAACGTGTGCGGCACGCTGGCTCCACATGAACTCGCAGGCGTCGTAGTGGTACGGGAGGGAGTAGTGGGAAACCTCCTCACGGAGGTCTCGGATGGCCCACGAACCGGGCGACACATACGTGCCGTCCGGGCCTCGACACCCCCTCATGATTGGGGGGATGGAGTCGTGGATGAACTCGGGGATCTCCTTGAAGATCTCCTGGTGCCACTTGTACCACTCCACCGACGGCTTGGCGTGCACGACGGCGTCTGCCTTCGTGCCCATGATCTCGGTGGCTCCATACATCTCCTCCAAGCGCCCCTTCTCCTTAGCGTGCGTGCTGTGGAAGTTGGGGCTCTGGAACGGAGGGTCCAGCGCCATATCGTATGAAGAGTCGGCGCACAGGGTCTCCGGAAAAGACGCGGGCGTAGCGGTGCCGAACTTGGAGAAGTCGACACCAGACTGGATGACCGGGAGGGCGGCCACCCGGTAGATGATCTTGTCGCCGCGCTCGACGGTGAACGTGGCAGCGAGGACGCCCACAATCCCACAGTGAGTGAGAGAGTAAGCGACCATCATGCCGCCACAGATGCCGGGGAAGCTCGAAAACTCCACGCCACTCTCTGGCGTGAAATCAAAGAACCTCGCCTGGTAGAGCTTCTCAGACGTGCCGTCCATGACGACTGTCTGTTGGCTCTCTTGCGCGTGTCCGAAGACCTCCTTGACCTCGCCGCTCTTGGTCATGTAGATGACCACGGCGCGAAAGCGCATGGAGCCGACGGCGGCTCTCACGAAGTACTTTGCGAGGCTGATGCTGGCGTTTCCGCCCGTGCTAATGGCGACGATGTCTTTCGTCTGCTCGAGATGCACGGTCAGCGCGGGGAGCGTGCTGACTCCATCCTTGGTGTAGTTGGCCTCGTCCAACACCTTAGTGAAGACGTCGTTGACCCGCTTGTAAACGGTGAGGGTCGACCCCTCCGAAAGCAGATCGCGCAGCGCGTGGTACACAGATGCGATGCAGTTGCTGTGGACGTACGTCCCACCAACGTAGGTGGTGGACCCACGCGCGCGAATGACCAGGCGGACCTGGTTG